AGACACAAGACGAACAGTTATTAAAAATAGATGAGAAATTAAAAGGAAATTATTAACAAACAAAGGAAAAAAATGAAACACATAAGCACACAACAACTTTCAGCATTGATAGGATATTTAAAAGCACAACCTTGGGAGCAAGTACATCCTCTTATAACTATGCTAAGTTCTTTGCCTGTAGTTGAGCCTAAAAAGGATACACCTGTTACTCTTAAAAAGTAATGGGTCCAGAGGCTAAATTATACCAAACTGTACGC